CATCGTAATCAACCATCTGGCACTCGTCAGTTCTGCGAGAGCCGGAGAACAGGCTCGGCTGAATATCGACAGCCGGGACCAAAACACTCTTACAGGAGGTAAATCAAACATGGCTAAGACTACCAAAAGAAATGATGGTGGCATGATGGGTCCCGACGACCTGAGTGCTGCCATCGACGCTTTCAAGCAGCGCAGAGCCGAGCGTATGAACGCTTGCCCTCCTGCCGCTGACGAGGGCGAACCCGCCGCTGCGGAGGAGAACACCGCCCCTGCCGCTGCCGAGGCTCCTGCCGCCGATGAGGGCGAGGGCGAGGACAAGGTGCAGATGGTCAAGGACCGCCGTGACCGCCGTGACGCCGAGGGCGACCCCGAAGATGTGAACGGCGCTATGGGCGTCATCGCCCAGCAGGACGAGGACATCGACACCCTGCTCGGCATCATCGACGTGCTTCAGGCTGCCGCCCCCGTTCTGGACGGTAGCGACTGCACCGCCACCGATGGTGATGGCGAGGAGAACGGCGAGGAGAACACCGACGAGGACGAACCCGCTCAGGAGAACGCCGACCGCAAGGACTCTGCTGACGACTTCCGTGAGCTGCTCCGTGTGGTCCGTGTGGGCGACCGCCTGAACATGGACGGGCTGGAGAGCATGAGCGTGAAGGACGCAAAGAAGGCCGTCCTGAAGAAGCTGAAGCCCACCCTGCACATGGACGGCAAGAGTTCCGCCTACGTCAGCGCAGCGTTCGACATGGCTGTGAGCGAGATGGGCGCTCGCAAGGACACCAACTACCAGCGCAGCCAGATGATGAACAAGGACTCCAAGAAGCCCAGCCGCTCCGTTGGGTCCGCCGCCGACGCTCGTCAGCGCATGATTGAGCGTCAGTCCAAGAAGGAGGATAAGTAAATGAGCGTTCAGACTACCTACGGTTTCGCCACTGGCAGAGGCATCGCTGGTGGCATCTACGATATGTACCACTACCCGGTAGACTCCCGGTTCAACGAGGAGGAGAACGGCAAGCTGCGCTTCGGCGTGGGCGTTGTCCCCGGCTCCATCCCCGGTAGCAATGTGGTACTGCCTACTGCGGAAGCCACCGCCGCTGACTTCGAGGGCGTCATCGTGAACGGCTTCGACCGTCAGCAGGACTTGGAGGGCAAGGTCCGCATTATGAACAACCAGAACGTCGGCGTCATGCGCCGTGGTCGCATCTGGGTCGTGCTGGCTACCGATGCGGAGCCTGTGTATGGCGACGCTGTTCACATGGTCGTCATGGGCGATGAGGCTGGCTGCTTCACCACCGAGGGCGGCGTGACCATCGCTGGTCGCTTCATCGGCTCCGCTCAGGACGGTCTCGCACCTGTGGAGCTGTTCGGCACCGATGTGGCTTCCGGCTCCGACGACGATAACGCTTGATAGGAGGAAGTGCAATTATGAGCAAGCAGAAATCCATGAGATATGACCAGAGCGACTATGAGGCGCTGTTGGCTTCCAACATTCCCGCCTCCATCGCCACCAACCCGAAGATGAACTTCGACGACGCTGAGGAGGCTTCCATCTTCTTCGCCCGTGAGCTGGACTATGTGAAGTCCCAGTCCTACGACGTAGAGTACCCTCAGCTCACCGCCCTGTCTCTGTTCCCCATCTCCAGCGAGGTGGACCCCGGTGCTGAGACCATCACCTATTACAGCTACGACAAGGTGGGTTTGGCTGCTATCATCAGCAACTACGCCACCGACCTGCCTCGTGCTGATGTGAAGGGCAAGCCCACCACCGCCATCATCAAGTCCATCGGCTCCAGCTACGGCTACTCCATTCAGGAGATGAGAGCCTCCCGCATGGCTGGCAAGGCACTGGACACCCGCAAGGCTGAGTCCGCCCGTTACCAGATTGACTACCTGAACAACAAGATTGCTTGGGCTGGCGACGAGGAGACTGGTCTGAAGGGCGTTCTGTCCGAGGGCAACGACATCCCCGTCTTCATCCCCACCGCTGGTGCTTCCGGCGAGACCTCTTGGGACAAGAAGAAGGCCGACGAAATTCTGGCGGACATCACCTCCATGCTGACCACCATGAGCGAGACCACCAAGGGCGTCGAGAAGCCCGACACTCTCGCCATCCCTGAGAGCCGCTATATCACCCTCCAGAACACCCGCATCGAGGGTACGGCTTCCACCGTCCTGAAGTACATTCAGGACAACATCCCCGACATCGCCCGTATCGAGCGTTGCCCGGAGCTGGAGGCTTCCAGCGTGGAGACCAACCCCTACGCCGCTGCGACTGGCGGCAAGGCGGTCGGCATCCTGTTCAAGAACGACGCCCGGAAGCTGACCATCGAGAACCCCCTGCCCTTCATGCAGTACCCCATCCAGACTCAGGGGCTGGAAGTGGTCGTGCCTTGCGAGGCTCGCACCGCTGGCGCAATCATCTACTACCCGATGTCCCTGCTGGTCATCGTCGGTATCTAACACTCTACCGAGGCGAGGAGACTTGCAAGGGGAGCGCAAGCGCCTCCTCGCCTCAATCACTCTAATAGGAGGTATCACCCTATGAAACTGAAGAACATGACCAATAAGCTCGTCACCGTCTGTGGCGTGAACATCCTGCCCGGTATGACCGAGGCTATTCCCGACGAGTTCAGCAAGAACGGCGTGGTGGACTTCTTCGTGAAGACCAACCGCCTCACCGTCGTGGCTGAGAAGGCTACCCGCAAGACCACCAGCGGCAAGAAGTCCGATGACAAGACCGCTGGCAATCAGGAAGACCCCACTGGTAATCAGGAGGGTGGAACGCCGAGCGAAGGCGGTCAGGAGTAAATGATGAACGCCCTCCAGATATTCCGGCTGGTTGCCACCGAGTTTGAACAACTCAACGATGAAACGGTGGAAAACTGGCTCCAACTGACCGCTCCATTCATCAGCAAGAAGCGGTTCGGGAGACTCTACGAGCAAGCCCTCGCCTTGCTGACCGCACACCGCCTGAAGATGGCTGGGTACGGGGACAGCGACCTCGGCACAGTGGGTGACTCGCTCAGAGTGGCGAGCTACTCGGAGGGCGAGACTTCTGTGAGTTTCTCAGTGAACCAGCAAACGAACCTCCAAGCGGACGCAGAGCTGGCGCTCACCCCTTATGGGCTGGAGTACCTGTCGCTGCGCCGCATGGTCATCATCCCCATCAGGTCGGCAGGTGAACGCTGATGGCAGGACACGACACCATCACACCCGAAGGGCGCAAGTTCTACGCCGAAGTCGATAAGCTGAAGGCACAGGAAGTGTTCATCGGTTTTCAGGCTGGCAAGAAGAAGCACAAGTCGAAGGACGGGAAAGAGGGCGTCGATATGGCATCGGTCGCCATGTTCAATGAGCTGGGGACCTCCACATCGCCGTCCCGTCCGTTCCTACGGCAGACCGTTGACGACAACAAGGATAAAATCAACGAGTTCGTCGAGACCGCCACCCGGCAGCTTGCGAAGGGCGGTTCCGCCGAGCTGTGCCTGAAGAAGATGGGCGCTTTCGGCGTCAGCCTCGTGCAAGAGAAAATCGAGAGCGGCACATTCACCCCGAACGCCCCATCGACCATCGCTGGGAAAGGGTCGTCGAAGCCGCTGATTGATACGGGCGAGATGCGCCAATCCGTTCACTATGTAATCAAAGGCAAAGGAGGAGGGTAACGATGTCATTTGGCATCTTCCGTCGAATGTTCAAAATTCGTCGGTTCGGCGAAGATGAGGTCATCGAGGGATATTCCCACACGACCTACACCGACACCATGACGAGGCTGAATGTCCAGCCCTTATCCGCCGACGAGCTGCTGGCCCTGCCCGAAGGGGAACGCCGCACCAAGCGGCTGAAAGCATACGGCGACCTGACCTTCACTACGGCGGATGTCTCCACTGGAAAGCGTGGGGACTGGCTGCTGTACGACGGCAGGTGGTACGAGTGCGTGAGTTCTCTGAATTGGGACCATACGATGCTCTCTCATTGCAAGAGCGAGTTCGTGGAGGTAGCCGAGGCAGACGACGAAGACCTGAAGGAGTGTGATTGCCAATGGAAGTAAGCGAGGCAAGGAACCTGTTCCGCAAGCTGACGGAGCAATACTTCACTCAGGCAACGGTGGAGTTCGCCAAGCAGAGCTTCGCTGTGAAGAAGGAGAAGCCGCTTGTGCTGCTCACATTCGGCTCAATCGAGAGGCCGTTAAATCCACCCACCACCATCGTGGACGGTCGTCCAGTCAGTTTCTACCCCACCACAATGACGGTTCAGGTGGACCTGTTCACCAAAGGGCGAGTTCGCAGCATAGCGAAGGGCATCACCTCGGCGATGGAGAACACCGCCGAGGAGGACCTGCTCTCGTTCGTGAACTTCCTCAATTCCCCATACGCCGTAAACTACTGCCACAACAATGATATTGCCATTCTGGTGCCGAACACCGTGATGGACCTGACGGACCTCATCAACGACACGAACTACGAGTATCGTGCGATGGTTGAGGTCCAGCTCAATTTCACCACCATCGCCATCGGCTACACTGGCTCCATCTCGCCCACCGGGGTCAAGAAGAACGGCTCCGGCTCCGCAGAGGGAGGCGGCTCCGCTGGTGGCAGTATCGAGGGAGGCTCCAGCAGCACGGATGGTTCTGCTGGTTCCGGGAGTGCCGGGGGAGAAGGAACCTCCGGCAGTTCTGGCGGCGATGTCAGCGGGTCGAAGGACTTTGACTGGAACAGCGACGAGTTCGACGACAGCACGACCATCGAGGCTACCTACGAGGGCAATTCCAGCGGCGGCGGCGCTCTGGATATGGAGACCGAGGACAGCGGCTTCTTCAGCAATGTATCTATCAACAACAAACTCATAAAGGAGGACGATGAACAATGAGTTCTAATCTCGACAGGATTGCTACGGTTGACATCTCGCTGGACACTCCCAT